TCCTCGTACATATCTCTTTTAATTTTAGGAGCCTAAAATGGGTAAACTTATAGTAGATCAAATTCAAAAACCAGGTGGTTCAACATTTACACTACCTACAACAGCTGCCGCAGGCTCACTAATTAGTGATGCCAGCGGTAATTTATCAGTACAAACAGGCAGCCTAATGGTAGCGCCAGATTCATGGCGAATTGTTGGTTCTTTAACTAGTCAATCAGCCCGTGGTAACGTATACAGTACCGGAGAGTGGACAAGTAGTGGACCTAACAGTACATATCAAAATGCTACTGCCGCAGGTACTAATGCGGCCTATACACATCAGTCATGGAATATGGCATTGGGCGACGGATATCCAAACGGTACCAGTGATTATACGTATCAAGCCGATTATCAGGGTCACTATCCACGTAGAATTGAATATGCGCACCAAAATCGTACAGGTTGGAACTATCGTACCAATTTTTATTATGATAATAATACCAGCTATGGCGGTGTTACTTGGAGATTAATGCCAGTTCGTAATACTACTAGTGCTTCAATTACACGTACATTAAATTTTATGTACAGTAGTTATGACACTTATAATGGTGCCGCATGCGGATACTATACTCCTAATACTAGTGTTTATAGTACTACTAGCGGCGGTACATGGACACAATCATTTACTAGTACTAGTAATACACAAACTACTTCTAGTATTAGTGTTACTATTCCAGCAAATACTACTATTATTGTAATGTTGGTAACTTCACATAATTATCAAACAACTTACTATTTTAGTGATACTAGTATGTTCTATAACTTAAATACTTTCTTCCCAACTAGTGGTGATTTAGTGTGCGATAATAGAATGTTACAAACACTAGCCATATATCGCGATAATACTTCTAGTTCTTATACTACTTCTGCCCCTGATCAAGCTTATACAAACTGTGCTATTCTATTTGGAGATCGTTAAAATATGTTTTATGCCAAATTTATTGGCAATAAATTTGTTAGTAGTACAAATACCCTTTCTGAAGATCAGGAAGGGTATATTGAAATTGCTGAAGATTCATTGCTTGGAAAAATATTAGTTAAAGATAGCTCTGGTACTATTCGTGAACAAACACCAGAAGAAATGCAAAAAGATTTTGACGATTATGTATTAGCTAATAAAGCTAGACATACAACGGAACAAGCTGCAGCTTTAATAAAAAATTCTGAAGAGTTGATTAAAAATGATGTTTGGGAAAAATATACCAAAGAACAAAAAGATTCAGTAACAGCTTATAGAGCAAGTCTAAAAGTTATACAAGAACAAACAGATTTTTCTAAAGATATTGCATGGCCTGAAAAACCAGTTTTTAATTAATTTATTTGTTATACATTTTGGAGAGTATAAATGGCAAAAATTGTAACAGATCAAATACAAAGACGTGAAGGCAGCGAGTTTACACTTCCACTAAAAGACGGTGCTGCAGGCACAGCATTAGTAACTGACGGTAAAGGTAATCTTTATTTTCCAGGCACAAGTGTTAGTGGTGCTGCCACTACCACTACAACTATAGCACCTGGTCAAGCTTTTTATGGTTTTGGTAATGGTACTTATGCATGGACTTGTCCGCCTGGAGTTACTAAAGTATGTGTAGTAGCTATTGGTGGCGGAGCGCCTAGTCAGGGCAGTACTTGGAGTTCTTATGGTGGTGCTGGAGGCGGATTAGCCTGGGTAAATGATATTCCTGTAATCCCAGGTCAAAACTATACTGTAGTAGTAGGTAAAGGCGGAGATGCCAGTTCTGGTGACTTAACTGGTGGTGATAGTTATTTTATTGATACTGCTACATGTAGGGGTCAAGGTGGTCAAAACAGCAGTGGCGGTGGTTATACTGTAACTAGTTCATATGGCACAAGTGGCGGCGGCAATGGCGGCTCCAGTGGTCAATATGGCGGTGGTGGTGCTGGCGGATATACTGGTGCTGGTGGTAGCCAAAATGGTGCAGGTGCGGGAGGAGGTGCTAGTGGCGGTGGTAGTTATAGTTCTACTTATGGTGGTGCTAGTGGCGGCGGAACTGGACCATTTGGCCAAGGTGCTAGCGGATCCAGTACTAGTAGTGGTATGACTGGTAAAGGTGGTAGTGGTGGCGAAGACGGAAAAATGGGTGAAAATCCTTGGTATAGCTATGGTCAAGTAATACGATGGGGTGGTTTATATGGCGGTGGCGGTGGTGGTACTGGTACTACTCAATGGGGTGGTTACGGTGTTAACCCAGGTGGCCGTGGTTGTGTTAGAATTATTTGGGGTACAGGTAGATCATTCCCTTCAACCGGTACAGGAGATATGTAATGGATAAAGTATTATTTAATTATGTAGTAAATGGTGTAGTAGTAGAAAGCTCAATTCCTTATCATGAAGTTTTAGCCAGAACAGGTTTAAAAGATACGGTAGGTTTAACTGAACTAGGATATGTAGAAATTATTCCTGAAGTTGTAGCAGAACCAATAACTAAGGAACAGATTAGTATGGGTGTTCGTAATCTACGATCATATCTATTACAACAAAGTGACTGGACACAACTACCTGACAGTCCTTTAGCTCAAGCACAAAAAGCACTCTGGGTAATATATCGTCAGCAATTACGTGATATGCCAGAAACTTTTAAAGATGCTACAACTATTGCAGAAGTCACAGTGCCACAAGCACCTAACATAACAACCTAATGACAACACTAAAAGAACTAACGCATGATAACCATGTTAAAGCTGAAGCTCATGCGTTTACTAAATTGCTGTTAAGTGGCGAGATACCTAGTGGTATCTATGCCACTTTTCTAGCTAATCAACTATTACAGTATCAAACACTAGAGCATTGTGCTAAACACTTATTGGATCAAATTCCAGGACTAGCTCGTAGTGAGCTAATTATGCAAGATCTACTAGATTTAGATGAACCTGTAATCTTTTTTGATAGCACTGCTGAATATTGTAATCATGTTAAACAATTGGACGATGCTGGTTTATGGGCACATATTTATACCAAACATATGGGTGATTTGTATGGTGGTCAAATACTTAAAAAGTTAGTACCTGGCAGTGGTTTAATGTATCAGTTTAACGACAGAAAATTAATGATAGATCAATTAAGAACAAAACTAGATATTTCGATAGCTACAGAAGCAAATTATGCTTTTGAATCTGCAATCAAATTATTTGACAGGATTGCTGATGAGTACAATCTTTAATAAACTAAAACGGCACGCTACGGAAATGGAAAGCATTATCAGTACGCGTGCTTTTTTATTTGACAGTGGCGATCAGTATTCGTGGACTAATAAAGTATATCAATGTGCTTGGTTTCGCAGAGCACACATGGACATTATAGATGCTATAGATACTAAAAAATTGTACATGATGCATATTTGTGTATTTCCGCACGTATACGATGCGGCACCACTATATGGTTTCGATATTATAGCTGGCACAAATAAAGTGACTGGAGCATTTTTAGACTTTAGTCCTATAGGTGATCCCAATCACGCACTATGCAAATACTTTGAAGATTTGGTAGAGCCTACCTCATGGTCTAAACCTAGAGAACTACCAGAATGGGCACGTAATATTTTTAGCAAACGAATGGTAGCTGCTGGAAATATTAACACAGATTTTGAGCTGGACGTTGTATTGGAATTGTCTAAAAAGTCGTTGATACACTATTTAGACAATATTAAAACGCACAGACCTGCAATGACATATGATGAGCAAGTTTTAAAGTACAACTTTACTGCTCAACAAAATTATTATTGCCAACAACAAAAACAAAACCCACATACTCCTAGAGTACTAAAAGGTTTGGGTTTCTCAGAGGAAATGGCACATGATTTTATACATAAAGAACTATTTCCAGAAATATGAAATGGAAATATTGGAATATTTAGCAGCATATGCTGAAGGACACAGCTAATGTGGATTTTACAATTTTTACCAAACTGGATATTTTACCTACTACTTTTTGCAGGAATAGTAGGCTATTTACTTAGTAATACACTACTAAAATTATTGCGTTATAGTGATGTAATTAAAATTGCTAGTATATTTGGAATTATTTTTGGTATTTTTATGGTTGGTGCTATACATGATAATGATGCTTGGTTGCAGCGTACTGAAGAATTAGAACAAAAAGTACTAGAGCTAGAGATAAAAAGCGCAGAAACCAATACTAAAATAGTAGAAAAAGTACTAGTTAAAAAACAAGTTATTAAAGAACGTGGTGATGAAATCATAAAGTACATTGACCGTGAAGTTATCAAAGATAATGAAGTCATAAAATATATTGAAAACTGCCCTAAACTGCCAGATGAAATTATCAACACAATTAACAGGGCAGCTAAACCATGAAGTATTTATTAATTTTACTAATTTTAGCACTGTGTGGATGTACAACTACTGTACCCATCAAACAAAAATTTCCATTAGTACCAGAACAACTATTGACTAGTTGTAAGCCACTAAAACTAATGGATAAAGATAGTTCAATTGTAGATGCTACTAAAGTAGTAGTTACTAATTATACTGAATACTATCAGTGTACTGTTCTAGTAGATACCTGGCAACAATGGTATCGGGAACAAAAATTAATTTTTGAGGAATTACGATGACTGAACTAACACTAGATCAACTAAAACAAATAATTCCCAAAAACAAATATCAACAACACTGGTTTGATGTACTTACTCAGCTATTACCAGACTATGACATTAATACTCCACAACGTATTGCTGCTTTTTTAGCACAATGTGCCCACGAGTCTGGTGATTTTGTTTTTATTAAAGAAAACCTAAACTACCGCGCAGCTACCTTACTAAAAGTATTTCCAAAATATTTTCCTGATTTGGCGCAGGCATCACAATATGCTGGCAAACCAGAACGTATAGCAAATAAAGTATATGCTAACCGCATGGGTAATGGGTCAGAAGAGTCTGGTGATGGTTATCGTTATTGTGGTCGTGGTTTAATTCAAGTTACTGGCCATGATAACTATATGTGGTTTGCTGACTCTATACAAGTTACTCCTGAAGAAGCCTCCGAGTATATGGAAACTTTTGAAGGTGCTGCACAATCAGCCTGCTGGTTCTGGGAAACAGCTAATTTAAATACATTAGCAGATCGTGGCGATATTAAAGCCATGACAAAAACTATCAATGGCGGCTATATTGGTCTAGAAGATCGCATTAGCCATTACGAACATGCATTACATGTATTAGGAGCGTAAAATGGCAGAAAAAACCGTAGAACAAGCACACGAAAAAGGTGCTTTTATTGAAAAACTATTATTTGCACTATTACCACTTTTAGTGGGTTCAGTAGGTTATTTAATTCAAGCTTTAGGTGCTATACAACACGACGTAACTATTTTAAACCAAAAAGTTAGTTTAGTAGTAACTACGGATAATAAACAAGCCAGCAACAGTGGTGCTGAATTAGCTCGCGAAAAACTGCGTCAAGATTTAGAAAAAGAAATTCAAAAGAATCGTGACGCTATTATGGAAAATAGAACTCATATTGCTATTTTAGAAGATAGAGCAGGATTTGGTCCAAAGAAAATAGGTCCAATGAAGGAGTAAGATATGACAGAAGTAACTAAACCACTTACTCGCAGTGAACACGAAGCACAAATTAAAGACAAAGCAGGTTGGCTAATTACTGTATTAGCAGCTTTATTAGCCATCAATACTTTAATGGGCGGAGGTAATAGTTCTAAAGTTTTAAATAATACTATAGAAGCTAACAATACTTGGGCATTTTATCAAGCAAAATCTATTAAACAAACACTAGCAGAAATGGCATTGGACGATGCTAAACGTGTACACGATAACAAAAAAGTTACTGAATTGACTGCTAAAATAGACAGATACGAAAATGAACCTAAAGAAGGCAAAAAAGCTTTAATGGCAAAAGCTAGAAGTTTAGAAGCTGATCGCGAGATAGCAAAGCAGCGTAGTCCTTTTTATACTTATGCAGGTAGTTTATTTCAAATTGCAATTGTACTATTAACCGCAAGTATTTTAGCAGTCAATGATAAGTTATTTAAAGCTAGTGGAGTAGTTGGAATACTTGGAGCCATATTAATGAGCCAAGGAGTTTGGCTATGGTTACCGTTTTAAAATGGCTTACCATATTAGCGTTATTAATTACTCTTACCGCATCTAGTCAAGAAAAATTAGATGAAGTTTGGGTTTGTGTACGGTGGCAGTGGGCTGGCGATGTTTTTAA